CTGTCGCGGCCAAGTGATGCAGCCACCTACGGTGTGAATCGTGAAGCGTCCGTACGCTCCAGCCCACAACCCTTTGTGTAGAAGCCTTCGACACGCTTGATTGATGTAATCATAAACGCGCTGATCATCGACACATGTGCCGATGACCCGAGCGATTGTGGAGCGAATGTCCTGAACGATTAGCTTCATTTGGTGTAGTAGACTCGGGCAGTTCGCTTGATGAAGTAAACACCGTAGAACGGCGGCAGGTTGTTGTGGCCAACAGCATTCTGGCTGTCATTACCAGTCTTGTCGGAAGTGGTCGTTCCGATGTCGCCGGTCGTGATGCTCGGTCCAGCGCCACCGCCACCGCTTCCAGCAGCACCTTGAAGAATCTGCGTCGGGTACGACCCAAGTCCGCTCCACGACTTGTTGACGAGGTAGTAATCGTCGTTTGCCGGTGCAATCAGTTGAGCGACACCGTGAGTGTGTTCGTTGAATGCAGTTTCGGGAACTGTCAGCGTGTGCTTGTCCTCGCCAACAACGGAAGTTGTGGTGGTAGTTCCCTGAACCGAAACAGCTCCGCTTGCCGCAAAAGAACCAACGCCAACCGGAAAACGAGCCTCAAACAACGTGTCAATCATCCACATTGGGCCAGTAACGTCCGTGGCGGTTGCAGTACCGTCGCCACCGTCGTACGAAAGAAGATCGGTCGGTGTTCCTACAAAGATGCGACGATCAAATCCGTTTGGAGCAACAGGATTCTTGCTTGTCCACCGTCCCTGATTGAAAACCCACCAGTTTCCATCGTTGTCCAGCCACGGATAAATCTGATTGTTCAGCGCAGGAACAGTCGGGCCAAAGTTGAAGAACGAGTTTCCAATCGCGCTGTTAAACGTAGCTTGCGTGCCGCCGATGATATCGTTGGCCAACTGTTGGTAGTTGGACGGACAATAATTGTACGGAAGGCTTGGAGCTGTGAGCGTGATGAGCGTTAGATTTGCCATACTATTCCGATGAGTAGAGAAGTGGATTTATGTCGCAACCTTCAAGAATCTTGCACCCCTGGAACGTCCTGCACTCGCCAACGGCAGATTCCTGAACGTCGTAAGCGTGAACTCGAATGCTCTTGATGCGGCAGTAACCGGAAATCGAAATGTTGAGTTGAACCTCGTAAAGATTTCTGGTCGGAGTGCTAATCGTGGAATTACACGGGATATCCGTAGGAGTCGGCAACCGCATCTTCGGCCTGTACTGAGGCTGAAAGTTGCTTATCGGACAAAGGTTATCACACTGCGTCGTAATCGCGCACTCACTCCATTCCGCCCACTCAAGCCAGCTAGGGTATTGGTCAGGGCGATACTCTACGTTGAATCCGACGTTGCCATCTAGCGAGTCGATGAAAATGTCGCCCGAATCGAGCTTCTTCAATCCGAACGGAAGCTCGAAATTGTAGGCGCGAGTCTGAACCAGCCATTGAATCTCCTTCTTTGGATCGGATAGATTCGAATCGAACTTGCTGGTCTTGCTGACCTCCCAAATCTGAATCGTGTTGTCCGATCCGCGAGCGATTGCGAAACAAGCGTCTCCGTAAGCGTTCTCGGTCTTGAGAATCTGCAACACATCCAATCCGGTCCAGATTCCAGCCCAAGCAGGAGGAAATTTTTTCCTCAGCGAGGTAATCAGATCGAAATCAAGAACCATCAACGCCTTGTGGATAACTCCGTCAGCCCTGTAACGAGGCTGTCCAGTCATCAGCAGACGGTTGTCGAACACGACCGCAGAACTGGCCCACAGCAAATTTGTCTGATCGTTCTCTGCGATGTTTAGGATTTCGTTGCTGATGGGTGTATTCCCCCAATCGTTGAACGAACGACGAGCGATGATGAACGAGCGAACTCCATCGACAGCTCGGTAGAAAACGTCTCCGTTAACCGTGATGGCAGACCTAGAGCCAAGCGCGCCACTGGTCAGCAAGCTAATAGCCTGAATCGGATAATTCAGGTTCTTCCAAGTATCACGATCTACTGGAGCTTGGATGCTGAAAACGTATCGCGGAGTGAAGACGAGAAGCGGCCCTTGCCCAAGCGACGTATCTGGATTGCCGGGGACGGCCATTGCCGTGATGCCTCCTGAATCCGACGGAACCGCGAAGTCTCCGCCCTCATTGAGGAAGGTGTTCTCGGTTTCCTTGAGAACACTGGCTCGCGTTCCATCCCCATAAACGATGTCAGTCGCTCGAAACGAAAACCCGTCAGGAAGCGCGTACCAGATGCGTCCATTGACGTAGGACATCATTTTGCCGCACTTGATTTCGTCGTCCGCAGCTCGGCGCAGATTTGTTCCGTTGAAAATCAACGGCTTGCTGAACCCATCCTGAATGACGACAAAGTTCTCGGCCTGAACCATCCACCCATCAAGCAGGTTGGAAGGATTCTCAAGGCTCGGAGAAACTGTCAGATTCTGAGCGTTGTTTTGAAGGCAGTCGTAAAGCCACACTTTACCACTGATCAGCATCAGAATGAACGTCCGACCGTTGTCAGCGATGTATGGAAGCGCGCACTGGAACGTGCCGGTCAAGCTCTGAGGATTGTAACAATTTTCCGACCATCCATCAGCCGTCACGTTGGTCTGATCTGCCGTAATCTCAGCATTGTCCGCTGTAATCGTGGTGCAGAGATTGTAATCCTTCTGAATGAAACCGGGACGAGGGGAAATGAAACTCTGCCGGAAGCTGGCATTCACCGCAAACGCCACCTGATTCTTGTCCACCTCAGACGGCATGACACCGGCATCAATGCCACCTTCAAAGGTGACAGATCCGTCCGTGTACCTCCGTGGTGCGCGTTCGCTCATGGCTTAAGCCTGAATCCGTTGGACAGAGAATGAGGAGCCGCTGTCAACAATCAGCGTCTGCGTAGTTCCAACAATTATTTCATAATAATCTGTAATTGCAGAGGCTTGATCAATATACATCAAACTAATCGGATGATATCCACTGCTGGTGACATTAAAAGACTTTGACGACAATACGTTTGAGCCATTTTTTCTAATGTAAATAGTAACGCTTGCAGTAGAAGTATCTGCTACAAGGTTGAAATATGCGTCAATCCTGTAGTATCCGGTGTATGGAACCGTAAATCGACCGCTCGATGCTGTAAATCCTGATGCGCTATCAAGACTGACGTAGGATGCGGACCCGTAAGTCGTTGTGCTGTACGGATTGCTGCCAGCCGTAGGACCGACAATATTCGGAGCGGATGCTCCGGTTCCAGTCACCCTCCGCGTAAACGTGACGTAGTTGAACGCTGCTCCGCTGGCCGTCGATGCGATGCTGATCGTGCCTGCACCCGGCGTAATCGTGATGTTTGAGCCTGCCGTCAGACTTGCCAGCGTGTATCCCGTTCCATTGCCAATGAGAAGTTGGCCATTGGTTGGGGTAGAGGACAAATTTGTTCCACCATTTGCAATCGGAAGAACCCCACTGATGTCCGCTACAGGAACAGAAGCAACAGTCGAAACAGCACCAAATCCACCAGATCCTTGAGTTTTAAGATAACCAGCAGATAGGGAATCAAGAGCCGTGGCGCTCGGAATCGAGGCATCAGGAATTCGAACAATGTACGTCCCAGCGGACGATGCACCTCCAGCAGCACCTGCCGGACCTTGAGGACCAACCGCTCCAGCAAGCGTGACGAGAGAGCCAGACGGAATGAGCGTGGTCGGGATAGCATTCGGGATGCTCAAGACTCCAGCAGCCGGATTTTGGAGAGTCAGCCGAAGCCCATCGACCGACGTAACCTGCATGTATCCAAGACCTTGAACCGAGACAAAGAACTGTCCGGCGACAGATTCTGGAAGGAAGTCGGACGCTGTAACGTACACGAAAACGCTCGCGCCAAGAGCCGGAACAAAAAACGAGGCTGTCGTGTAGGTGAACGAATCAATACCGTCCGTACCATTCGTACCGTTGGCTCCCGCAGCCCCTTGAGGGCCAGGGATATTCACGACTACCGGCTCGGAGTCGCAAGGCTGGCAACAGCCGGATGAAGAAACAAGTTGCGACGGCATAATTTTCCTTTCGCAGAACCTCAAGTCCAGCGAGAACTATTGCAAGGCCAAACTATGGCAGAGCAAGCGTCCGAGCATCAACTTATTCAGCACAAGTATGGAATTCGTTCTCCGGTCAAGATTCCCGACCTTGAGCTAGAACTTTACGCATTCCGAAACCGACTCCAGCCAAATGAGGGTGGATTAGGCACTTTCGATCATTTTCGTAACGCCACGAAAATGTTATGGCCGAAGATGAGCTGGAACCCGTGGCTGGAGGCTCAGGTAGAAAGTCTCTGCGAACATGACTACGTTGGCTGGGCAGGTTGCGGCGCGTCCGGCAAGACGTTCGGAGCGACACTTTTCGCAACAGTCTGGTGGCTGTCTAACCCCGCAAAATCGACCGTCGTCCTCACATCCACAACGGCGAAGATGATTCGCAAGCGTATGTGGGCCAATCTTCAGGATCTTGTTCGGAAATCGCGCGGATTTCCTGGCAACATGGTCGATTCGAAAATGGCGCTTCAAGCCATCAAAGGTGACGACCGTCATTCGATTTCAGCTATTGCCGTCGCCGAAGGTAACACATCGAAGGCAGTGGCCAACATCCAGGGTATTCACGCCGAGCGGGTGATGGTCATCATCGATGAAGCGACTGATACGCCCGAAGCAGCTTTCGAGGCTTGCACCAATCTTTCGAAAGGTTGCCGCGAGTTCAAGATGTTGGTCATCGGTAATCCGGCATCGAAGTACGACCCACACGGTCGATTCTGCACACCGGCAAAGGGTTGGCGCAGCGTAACGATTGAAGATCAGCATTGGCTGACCGAACGCGGCATGTGCCGACGATTCGACGGCATGAAGTCGCCCAACATCAGCGAAGGGCGAACGAAGTACCCATACCTTATAACGCATGATCAGGTGTTATCCGCTATGCGACATGAGGGTGAGCAAAGCCCTACGTTCTGGAAGTACACGCGCGGATTCTGGAGTCCTGACGGCATGGTCAAGACGGTGTTGTCCGAATCACTGATCGAGACGCACACACCTACAAGAAAGTTGACGTTTACCACAAATGTCCAAGTCGTTGCCGGTCTTGACCCTGGCTTTGGTGGCGACAGATGCGTTCTCCGTTTTGCCAAGGTTGGCACCGCTAACGATAAAATTAGCATACTTTTTGGCGATGTGGTTCAGATATCTCCAAATGCACAACTAACTGAGCCTGTTCACTACCAAATAGCCAATCGGGTTAAAGAGGAGTGCGGCAAGCGGGGCGTGTCGCCCGACAAGTTCGCTCTCGATTCAAGCGGTGAGGGTGGCGGTCTTGCAGATATTCTAACCCGCGAATGGGGTGTCGTTCATCGCGTTGAGTTTGGTGGCTCTCCGTCAGCCATTCCGGTCAGCGATGAAGACAGTCGGCCATGCAATGAGGCATACGACCGCAAAGTGACGGAACTTTGGTTCTCGATGCGTAAATGGGTTGTCGAAGAGCGTGTTGGTGGAATGGACATTGAGACTCTTCAGGAGTTCTGCGCGCGAATGTTCGACGATTCCAAGCGGAAGATATCCGTCGAATCGAAAACTGTGATGAAGCAGCGAACCGGCAAATCGCCTGACTTGGCCGACGCAGCTACAGTCTTGCTTGATCTAGTCCGCAAAACTGCTGTCCTCGAACCGCGAGCAACCAAAATGGACAAAGTCTGGGAAAAGCTCGTTCGGGATGCCGATTCAATCTACCACGACGAAACTATCGAAGAATGAGCAAGGTTACTGGATACAAGGTTCTCAACGAACACATGGTCATCCCCGGCGGATGGCATTACCGAGTGCCAGAGACGGGCATCGAAATCATGGGAGGATCATGGCCGCAGCTCCATGAGTTCGTTCGCAACCATTACACAGCGAACGCCATCGCCGTACCGAGCAACCTTGACACTTTAATCACCGAATATGCGTGTCGTAACGGTGCGGATTGCGCCTATAACGAGGTTGAACTTCCAAAACCAGAAGGCCGCAAATCGCTGCAAATTGGAGATGTCATCCGATTCAGCATGAGTTTGCTTCATGGCCTAACAGTCGGCGGCGGAAAAGTCGATCAAGCAGAGGCAAATCGACGCGCAAGTATCTGTTCAGGATGCCGTTTTAATCGTAAGCCGCTCGGATGCACTGGATGTAATGCTCGCATTCTAAAAGACGCCGTAAAAACCTTCTCACAACACGGAAATACGCCGTATGATGAGCAGGTTCAGAGCTGTGAATTTTGTGGTTGCTTTATCAGGAGCATGGTGTGGTTTCCCATTGAAACACTCCATAAATTTACGGACGCTACAGAGAACGAAAACCTTCCGGCTCACTGCTGGAAAAAACGACCATGTACGGAAACCTAGTCCAACTGCCGCTTGAAACCATCAACGAAAACGGCAAAGCGCCTGAAACGCGCATAGCCGATGCGGCATCAGCTCGCGAAATTTTCCAGAAGCTGATCATGGCCGATCAGTTGCGGAACGTGACGCGCGCCAAGTTGCGCGGCCTTGTTGATGGCAACCCCCCGTACAATCCCGCCGAACTGCGTCGTAACAACCAAGCGTTCCGAACCAATGTGAACTTCCGTGAATCGGAAGCGTTCCTCACGTTGGCCATGTCCGCCTTCTACGATGTGTTCGCCGAGGTTCCGACCTACGCCAACATTCGCACCGCTTACGGCAACGACATGGATAAGCGGGAGGAGTGGTCGAAGATCATCACCGAGGAATTCGACCGTCTCCAGAAGATGGACAAAGACTTCGACTACCTCATGCAGCTCTCGCAGCGCGAGATGGTTCTCATTGGAGATGGCCCGTTGATTTTTGAGGACAGCACCGATTGGCGGTGTAAGGCCATCATGGCAACGGATCTTCTCGTTCCAGATGGAACCAAGTCGAACGTCAGCGACTGGAAAGTGGCTGCTGTCCGAACCCGCATGGGTGTCGATGATCTTTTCGAGAAGATTCAAGATGAGGAAGCAGCTCGCGCCGCCGGTTGGAACGTGGACTACGTTCGTCAGCGTATTCGCGCTGCGATGCCAGAGCCGTATCGCTCCGGCGTTCAGTACGATTGGGAGTTCTTCCAGCGTCAGCTTCGCTCGAACGACATCACATTCTCGGCTCGCTCCGAGGTGGTCTTGATGTGCCACATCTTCTACAAGGAGTTCGATGGCCAGATCAGCCATGTCATCATCGATGAGCGCGACAGCGAGGACTTCATGTACAAGAAGTTGCGTCGCTTCAGCCGGTGGGAACAGGTCATCCATCCGATGTACTACGACCGTGGCGATGGCGAGCATCACGGCGTCAAAGGCTTGGGCATCAAGATGCTCCAGGCGATGGAACTGAAGAATCGTCTGCGTTGCTCGATGGTCGATAGCGCATTCGCTCGCACCCAGATTCTCTTCCGACCTCTCAACCCGAACGCTCTGAACAAAACGAGCGTCGTTCAGCAAGGACCGTATGCCATTCTCCCGCCCGACTACGAAGTCATTCAGCAGAACATTGCTGGCGTTCTGGACGCTCCTATGGCGGTCAACGCTGACCTTGAGAATGTTCTTCAAGGCAACCTCTCTCAGTATCGCCAATCGCTCAACAAGCCGTCGGGCAATCCTCGTACTGCCACCGAAGTCCAAGCCATCGTGGCACAGCAGTCAGCAATCGGTAAGACGCAGTTGAGCCGGTATTACAACCAGTTGGATTCTTTCTTTGAGGAGCGGTACAATCGCGCCTCAAACCCCAATCTGAACCCGATTACAAAGTCAGACAAAGACGCCATCGAGTTCCAGCGCCGATGCAAGGAGCGTGGTGTTCCGGTTCAGGCGATGATAGACATCGATTACGTTGAGGCGACTCGCACGGTCGGCCAAGGTTCTCAGTTCGCTAAGCAACAGCTTCTTGGAACTTTGCTCGGGCTTTCCGGTTCTCTTCCCGAAGGCGGAAAGATCAACCTGCTCAAGGACTACATCGCCGCTCAGGTCGGCCAACAAATGGTTGATCGTTATTTGCCGACTCAGATGCAGTCTGCTCGCGTTCAGGATCAGGCTGCTCTCGCTGTTCTGGAACATTCATCGCTGCGCCAGGGTAACATGCCAATCGTCACCGACACGCAGAGCCATATCATTCACATCGACACACATCTGGCGGCTGCAAACGAGGCTGCTGCGTCGCTTCAGCAGGGTGGCAATCCGCAGGAGATTGTTCTCTTCCTTCAGGGCATCGGTCAGCACGTTCAGCAGCACTTGCAGCGCCTGTCCACCGATCCTTCACGCCGTCCGCAGGTCGATGCATACGCGCAGCAGCTCCAGATGCTTAGCCAGACCATCGAGCAGCTTGGCCAGTTGATTCAGGAACAGGCTCAGGCAATGGCGCAGCAACAGCAGGCAATGGCGATTCAGCAGGGTGTCGATCCGAAGACCGCTGTTCTCAACGCTGAAGTTCAGTCGAAAATCGCTCGCCAGAACGCCGAGCCTATGGCCAACATTCAGCGTCAGAACACGAAGGCGATGGCAGATTTGTCACGCCGGAATGCGAAGACCACCGCTGATATTCAGCGAGCGAATGCAACTGCCGAGTCTAACTTGGCGCGTCAGGGATAAAATTTATGACCAGCGAGCAAGAGGAGAGCCTCAAACAATTCGTCAACGAAAACTTCCCCAAGATGGGCGGATGGTGCGATATCGAAAAGGCCATCCAAATCGGACAGATTGTTCTCGATACCAAGCCGCAGCGAATCGCCGAAGTCGGCGTCTTTGAAGGCAAATCAACACTCGCACTTGCTCAGTGCTGCAAGATGAATGGCAGCGGAACGGTTTACGCCATCGACTCTTGGAAGAAAGAGGACTGCATTGACGATGAATCCTCCGCCAACCAGGAGTGGTGGTCGAAGTTAGACCTCGAGTACCATTACGAGCAGTTCGTCTCGCATTCGGTTCGCACAAACCTTGTTCGACACATCCAATTCTGCCGCATGTCGTCATGGGACGCGTCGCGATTCCTGCCCGACATGGACATGGTTCACATCGACGCCAATCACGCCGAATGGCCGTCCACAAGCGATGTGGTCAACTGGCTTCCGAAGCTCAAGGTTGGTGGATACCTCGTCATGGACGATGTGAACTGGGAATCGACGCAGACTGCGCTGAAGTTTGTTCTCAAACGCTGCCAATTCATTTCTCGGTTCGACCTTAAGGACAGCGTGTTCGCAATCTACCGCAAGGAAAAGTGATTCGTGGAATCCATTGTCATCACCATGCGGGGTTCAAACCGCATCCCGCGCATACAAAAACACCTCGAGGAAAGCGGTGTCGATAATTACCGCTTTTTCTATGGCATTGACGGGCCAAAATCAAAACTAGCGACAACGGTTTCCTACGAAATCGACAAGCCTGACAGCAAGCTGTTCCTGCACCCCAAATCGCTTGGATGCTTTTTATCCCACTGGATGCTTTGGAGTGCGTTGGACTTTTGCCGGGATACACCGGATTCGATTCAAGTTTTTGAGGACGACGTTCTTCTTAGACCACATTGGAAGGAAACCGTTGAACGCGCGCTGACGAAACTGCCAGAAGATTGGGACATTTTGTTCCCAGGATCTTGTTGCGCTGGCGACAAACGAAAAAAAGAATACGATTCGAATCTTTTTGAAGGGTTTCCGCTCTGCACTCACCACTACATTGTCAGGAAAAAGGCTCTAAAAACACTGATCGAATCCAATGAGGAGGTCTGCCAGCCGATAGACATTCAGTCTTACTACAGAAGTGGGCCACTGCTTCAGTCGTTTATTATTTTTCCAAGAGTTTCAGATCAAGTTGACACTGTGTTTCCAGACTAAAAATGAAAGACATAATCCGAAGCCTGTCTATTAAAGCACTCAAACGGTTTGCAAACGGCGGTGATGGTCATGCAGATCTTCTGCTTCAAATCGAAGACCTTCAGAAAACGCTTGAGACTCGAACCAAGGAGCATGAGGAACATTTGACCGACATTCGAGAGGAACGCGATCATTGGCTTTCTCTCTACGACGAAATCAAATTCGCAGCCGAGTTTCTAATGAGCTACGCAAAAAATGACGTTCCCAAGTTGGCCGAACAGGTTGACTGGGAGGTGGGCAAAATTGTCCTGCCTGAAGAAACTGGAACCTATTACTTCAACCCGGCGATTACGCAAGATCCTGATGGAAAGATCCTGCTCTTTGCGCGTCGTTGTCGAAACAAGCGGGAGAAAGATGAAGATGTCTATGTTGAGAAGAATGACATCGTCGTCTTTGAGCTGAATAACGAGCTGAAGGCTGTCAAAAAAGCTCTTCTTAACCTGACCTCGCACTATCCGAACGAGCAGTTTGAAGATCCTCGCGTGGTTCGATTTGGCGACAAGTATGGCCTAAGTTGCTGCACATTCGTTCCTTTCAAGTCATACGCGCATCAGGGGGTGTTCCTGCTCGACAAGCAGTTCCTGAATGTCGGTCGTTTTGATCCGATCTACGGAAACAATTTAGCGCAGGCGATGGTGAATGATGGCCATGAGAAGAACTGGCTCTACTTCGTCCACGACAACGCGCCACATATGGTGTATTCAGCCAATCCTCATGTCGTTGTACGCCTTAATGGGCGTCTTGAGAGGCAAACAGAATACGTCACCGATGAGTTCAACCCTCTCTGGAAGTTTGGAGAGGTTCGCGGAGGGTCTAACCCGATCCTTGTCGATGGCCTGTACTGGACATTCTTCCACAGCTCCTTGCCGTGGATAAACAAGAAGCGTCGCTACTACATGGGCGCGTACGCATTCGAGGCAAAAGCTCCGTTCCGAATTGTTCGCATGACGACATTGCCGCTGCTGACCGGAACAAATCAGCAAGACTGGTGGCCAGGACTTCCGGCTGTTGTGTTCCCGTGTGGCGCATTCTACGACATCGCAAAAAATCAATTCGTCGTATCGTACGGCATCAACGACGTTGATTGCGGTTACATCAAGCTGCCGCTGGGCGACATGCTTGAGATTACGAAGGTCATTCGACCAAAGCGCGATGTCGTCAACAAGGAGAACCCGCTCAAGTTTGACGATGTTCTCGATCCGATTCCCCAAAGGCACAAACTGAAACGAAACAAGAAAACAAAGTATGATCAACTGGCTAAGAGGCTCGAAGAAGGAGAATCCGAAGAACCTGCTGGAGCTGCCTGACATCAACCTGTCCGACTGGCAGACTGATGGCCAACAGGCTGAACTCGCTCAAATTCTGCAAAATCCGATTCTTCGGATGGCTTTACGCATCGTCGCTGAATCAATGCCGGTTCCAATGCCGTCTCATGGAAGCAAGGAATCGGACATTATTTTCGCTGCCGGTGTAACCGCTGGCTACGCGCATTGTCTTGAAAACCTTCGTAAATTGGCAGTAACTGAAACAGCGAAAGAACCAGAAGCGACATTCGATAAGCAATACTAACAAATTATGGAAGAACCACTGAACTCACCTCTCACCAACAACGGAACAACCCCCGACTTCGGCAGCTCGTTCATCGACGCTTTCAAGGCGAGCGGCATTGATGACGCCGCATTGGCTGATGAGTCGGCCAATTCTGCCTCGCAGGTTACGGAAGAGCCGAAGGCGACGAAGCAGAAGCCGATCAAGCCAACTGACGCTTCCAAGCTCAGCAAGGCTGAGATGGATATCGAGCGGATGTTCGGTACGAAAAAGCAGCAGGCCGAGGCTCCGACTTCTACGGACGCTGATTCCGATATTCCCGAGACGATCAAGTCTACGAAGGCCGCTGACGCTTTCCGCAAGATCAAGGAAGAGAAGGCTTTGCTGGCCAAGCAGTTGGATGAGCTGAAGTCTGGAAAGACTGCCAATCCGAACTACGAAGCGCAGCTCAAGACCTTGCAGGAAGAGCGTGACGCGCTTTCCGAGCGTGTTCGCATCCTCGATGTCGAGCGTCACCCTGAGTTCGTCAAGAAGTACGAAGGCAAGATTAGCGGCGTCTTTGATTCCGTGAAGAACCTTGTTGGAACTGACGGCGAGCGACTTGTTGATTTGCTCAAGTCTCCTGAGAGCGAATATCGCAACTCGCAGATCGACGACATTGTCGAAGGGCTTTCTCCGTCCAAGAAGGCAAAGCTCGGTGCGCTGATTGTGAAGTACGACGAAATCAATGGCGAACGCGCGTCAGAGATTTCCGAGGCGAAAGCTGATTACGACGCCATCATCTCGAAGTACCAGCAGGACAACGAGGAGGGTACTAAGGCTGCGCTAGAGTCGGCCACCAAGACCTGGGCTAAGGTGAGCGAGAATGCTCGCGCGCTTGAAATCTTTGAGCCGCGCGAAGGCGATGATGAATGGAACACCGAGTTGAATGGCCGACTGAGTCTCGCCCAGCAGATCTTCAACGGTGAGAACAGTGAAGAAGACCTCGCCAAGGCGGCTCTGTGGGCCGCTGCTGCGCCGAAGTACCGCGAACTGCTCTATGCTCAGGTTGAGGTGAACAAACGCCTGCAAGCTGAACTCTCAAAGTATCGCGGAAGCGAGCCTGGAGTTACGTCGAAAGCGACATCTGGCGGTTCTCGTCCCTCGAACACGAACACCGCGAAGAGCGAAGACTTTGTCGCCAGCGTGATGAAGTCGTTAGGACGCTGAACCTACGCTCCAAAACAATTATCCCCCGATGGTTCTCATTACCACCGGGGGATTTTCGCGTTTGAATCATTTACGATACGGACCGCTTCCGCTCGGAACCGGCTTTGCAACCGGCTTAATCGGAGGCTTAGGAGGAGGAGACTGCTTGTAAGGTCCGCTGCCGCCACCGACGGCGGGTGAACCTTTGTACGGCGCGTTGTTGCTCATATCATTCCTTCGGCAGTGCATACCAGCCTTCATGGATGGTGATGCGGTTCTGACTACGCACCGTTTTGCCGCTCGCGTCAACGACCCAAACCTTAGCCTTAACGTCCTCAGCGAGGCGTACAGGCTCACCGTGGGGGACGTAAATCACCCGGCTCGCGCAGCTCACGCTCATGCTCGCGCACACGATCAAGAAGAGACCGCTTAAGATCAGGTTGCTTCTTGGCGTCTTCATTTGTTGTGTCTTTGGTCGTCAGCGCATGAAGCCAGATGACCAGCTTCATAACGAGGTCGGCCAGGAAGTTCATTCCGTCTGTTTGGCGGGTGCAGCAGCGGCTGATTGCTTGTTCTTCCACATAGACCAAGCGACGCCAGAAATGCTGACAGCAGCACCGGCCAATTCAGCAACCTGATCGGCGCTGGCCAACCCTTTGGCAACGATGAATCCACCGGCAGCGGTCAGGATGTGGCGGAGAAGAGAGGAGATATTAGCGTTCATTTGTCGTTTTTGAGTTTGCGATAAAGTTCGACTGCTTTCACGACGCAAGTAAGAAGCGCGGCGAACGCGCCAAGTGCCAATGACGCAGTCTTGAGATGAGGATCGGAGAATACCGCGTTCCCCAGAATGCCGATGGCCGGACCACCGACGCCGATTGAGATGTCTCTTAAAAAGGCGTGGTGGTCCGTCATCGTGGTGGTTAGTTAGTGTCCGCCTGCGATTGCTTTGCAGCTTCCAAAATCAGTTCGGCGATAGGGACGCCGACCTTTGCATTCTGGAAACCGCCAGCTTTGATGGCGATGTCGATGAGTTGGAGGAGTTGATTGGCCTGCTCAGTGGTAAGTTCGATTGTAATCATGCCGCCGGAGCATCCGAAACAACCGGCTGTTCGTCAACAGCGGCGACAGGAGTTTCCGCATTGACGAGCGGCGGCTCCACCTGAGGCAACATCGGAGGCACGATCATCACCGGCGGTAACCACGGCAGCGGCGGAGCGATGATCGGCGGGTTGATCTGATCGTTGATCTGCTGCGAGACGTTCGCCTCAATAGCCGCTTGATCGACGCCGTTGCTGAAGCACCAATCCAGCACCTGCTGCTCGGTCAGATCTTCGTAAGGCGTGAACTCACCAGACGGCGGAGCGAATGAGGTTGATCCGTAGCAAGTGCCGCTGTACTGATCCTGCGAGCCGTTGCAACGCCAGTCGGCGGTGATGACGACATCGGTGAGAGTGACTTCGGTCGGTTTAACGAGAAGGCGTTCGATGATCCAAAATATGGTGGTCATGGTTGATTAGGTAAGAGTGATGTTGGCTGTTCGAGTCGTGCCGTCAGATCCTTTTACTGAAATCCTCAAGTTGGTGTTGCTGGTCAGATTGAAAACCATCTGAGCGTTATTTGGAATTGTAGGAACAGCCCCCTGCAATGTCATGTAAGCATTTCCATCTGCTGCAAAGCGAATTCTTTCTGCCCCATTTGATACAATGCTGACATATCCAGCCCCATAAGGGCCGATTGACATATTGTTTGTTCCGGCATAAAGCCAACCTGAGTTTGCACCAACACCGAATGAGCTGTAAGCAGATCCGGTAATCATCAAACCAATGACATTGGTTGAATCATTTACTGTCATTCCTGCAAACGCTCCAGAAGCAGGAGAAACGCGAACATTGAACTTGTCGGAAGGTGTTTGACCTATGCCGACGTTGCCGCCACCTTCGCACATGGTAATGTTGTTACCAGCGCGATTGATTGCAAGCGGCTTATTGTAAGATTGAATATCGACGCGAGTCACATCGCTATCGACACTGAAAACACCTGCTCCAACCGCAGATCCAGCAACTTGCAATCGACCAGCAACACCCGCCGTCCCCACCAGCAAATTCCCACTCACGTCAAGCCCCATCGCTTGGGTGAAGGTCAATGCCCCTGTTCCAGCGGCAGCGTAATACCAAGTGTGAGTGCCAGCGAACTGACGATACAGCGTTGCAGGAGCAGCAGATCCTAGGATGTACTGATCGCCGGTTGCAGTACTGACCCAGTTAGATGCAACAAACGTGTAAGGAGCGGTTCCAGTATCTTGCGCAGAAATGGAGCCAGCGGTGGAAAGCTGAATCGCTTTCCGGCTTGCGCTACTAGCCCACGCACTCGGCGTAACCCCCACGCCGATGTTGCCGGAAGAGTCCACACGATAACGCTCAGTGCCTCCTGTAGTAACAGCAAACGTATCTGCCGCAGGATAGTAGATTCCGGTGTTGGTGTCTCCGGTCGTTGTGAGAGCGGGAAGCAGTGCTGTACCAGCAGCAAACGTCGAAACACCAGTCACTCCAAGCGTCGTCCCCACCGTAGCCGCGCCGGTGATGGTGGCGGAGCCAGCGGTAACGAGTCCGGCAACGGTCAGCGCATCGGTGGTCTTATTGTAAACCAGACCGGCATCGCCTGCCAGATTCGTTCCGCCATCATTGAAGATGACCTGAGTCGTCGCGCCGGGAAGGGCGACACCACCGCCAAGAGCGGTGTATATCTCAGTGAAGTTCTGATTGCAGTAATCGAACGAAGTGCGAAGCGGAGTTCCTGTTCCGTCGTTCGGTGCTGCGCCGATGTTAATGGTCTGTTTTGCCATGTGGGTGTATCCTAAAAGGTTTGTTAATGGTTAGATAAATTCGGTCATGTCCGCCGTGATGATCGTGGAGTCAGCCGTAATCACCGTGTTGTCCGCCGTGATATCAGCCGTTCCGCCAAGAATCGACGCCTCCCAAAGTAGGCCAATCTCCAGCAGGATGCGTTCGCGCGGACTCTTGCATGAAGCTCCTTGAGCCTCCGCAATCAATTCAGCCGCTTGGGTGCAGGAGATGATAGGCATGAGATTTTAGAACGGATGCGAAATGATGTACCAAGCCGTCCCGTCCGAAATGATGGTAATCGCGTTCCACTGGGGAGACAGAACATGAGTCAGCGCACCATCAATCGTCTCCGACCCATTCGCATCAACCGTCACCGTGTTCGCACCAGAATTAATGCGCTTGATAACGTAGATACGACCCGGAACTAGCGCAGCAGGGGGAAGATTTAGCGTAATCGCCCCGCCAGCAGCATTGGCAAGAATCAGGTAATCACCACTCACCACATTCCCGCTCGTCGTCACGCTCCGATATGCGCCACGCGCCGCGCCGCCACCTTGAAGATAGGCGGCAATGCGATTCTCAAGCGCCAGCTTGGCCAGCTCAATCTCGCGAGGAGAACGACATCCCAGCGACGCCGCCTCATTGATCAGCGTCTCCGCCTCGTCGCATGTGATGTTTGGCATATCGGTTTAGAATTTAAGCCATCGGGCCGCGTCCGCGTTGCATCACCTCAGCGATGAAACCGCCGCCGCCAGGAGTGGACCCCCCCTCCATTTCCTCGCCCTCCTCATACTCCTCCTCGCCTCTCTCGGCCATCTTCTTACCCTTAGACTTCTTCTCGTAACCGGGGATGGCCATGCCATCAATCTCGATGACCTCCGCCTTTCCGTTCTTACCAAGAACGATAGTCGCCATTGTCTGGAAAGCCTCGCCTTCCTTCAAGTTCTCGGGGATTTCGACGCCTTTGGGAATGGTAAATACCGGCATGAAGCGAGCATCAGACTCATGGCATGTATGTCAATCAAAAACCCCCCACCAGCCTTTCGGGCCGATGAGGGGCTGCTCCAACAGCGGAGCTATGAGACAAACAACCTATGAGATAATCCGGTCGATAGATTGAGACGAGGATGCGTCGATGGCAAGGGGCATTTTTGAACCTTTTGAAATGTTTTCGAACGCGGACAGCGGCTGAAGATTCGTCCAGTGGCAGAGCTTCTTCACTTCCTCTGGCGATTTCGCGGAAATCAGCGGAACGATGTGGTCGATGTGCCAGTAGCTACCATAGTTCTGCCATGTCATGCCACCCTTGAACTTCGATTCCAGGTGCTTGCGAAGATCGTCTTTTGAGCAGCCGATGATTTCAAAGCTGCTCATCTCGCCTTTCTGGCCAGCGTCAAGATATCGCCTGATGGAGCGACGCATTGAGTTGGCCAACCTAACAATCGGGTTTCCAGCTCTACGCTTAGCAAGCGCCTTGGAGATTTTGTCTCGGTTTTCTATGCCGTACTTCTGCTTGGCCAGCTTGATTTTCTCGGCGTTTTTGGCGCGGTAGAGTTTTCGGCGCTCGCGTATCGCATCTGCATTTTTCAGTTGGTACTCTTTGATCTTGGATAGGAATTCAGGCTTCTTCAGCTCATACCTTTTTCTGAGTCTTTCGATTTCAGCCGCACGTTTTTCTTCGAATTCCATCTCCGTCATCCAAACCATTCTACACGATCCGTCTGGGTGAGGATCTTGAAAGCCCCAGAAAACCATACCGTCTTCTCGCTGAAACCCCCTTTTAAGACTTCGAATAAATCCATTTGCGTCATTTTCTTCAATCCACTTCGCAGCAAGTTCCTTGATGCGCTTTCTGTAGCTCTTTCTCGACTCTCGAACGCTTGAAAAATTTGCCCTGTAGTACTGCATGTTTCGCTCGTTCACTGAGTCCTTATTTTTCGAGTAGTACTCTCTGGCCTTGAGTTTGATTTCGTCTCTGTTTTGTTCGTATTTCTTGGCAAACCTATCGCAGTCTTTCTGGCGCAACTCGGCATATTTTTCTGGAGAAACCCAGTATTCCCTTTTTCCGACAAGATATTGCCAAAATAGCCATCCATCCGATTCACGCTTGTCGCCACGTTTCAATTCATTCATGCGACGACAATTTTATTCACCCAACATCAGTTGTCAACTGCGGCGGATAAAAAAGAAAAACCCCAGCAGATTGCTCCGCTGGGGTCTTGTCAATTAGGTAGCTCAGCTACAAATTACTTGGGTGAGGGCGCCTGTGCAACGACGGAAGATAATCGTCATGCCCTGGTTAGTGAAGATTGGCTCGGGAGCATGAATGAACTCAGCGTAGTGCTGACCCTTCTTCTCCAGAGGATCGGCGCAATCCACATCGAGCTTGTACGCGCCAGTCACCCACTGCCACTCGCCCATGTAGTTGGTCGGCATCCAGCTCAAATCACCAACACGGTTCACAGGACGCACAATGTGCGACTTGAACACATACGGGGTGACGATGAACGCGGCCTCGAACGGGGCGGTCGTCCAGCTCGGGTTGACGCTGAACACCGTACCCTTCGTGCCGGAAGCACTGGTGAACGGCTGAACCAGCGTGTACTTGCCGCCAGCGTAGGTGAAGCGGGGTGGGAACAGATTAGGAACGTGACGGAAGTTCTTAATCACCCGATTCGCACCGATGCGCTTGAGCAACTGCGCGCCTTCGCCACTGCCCTGATCAGCGAACCGCACATCGTCGCGGAACGCGGGGTTGTTCTGAGCGATACGCTGAGAAGCCTCCAGACCGATGTAGAGCGGGAACACCGGGCCGTCGCTGCTGTAGCTGATAAAGCCAGAGCTATCAGGATTGGTAGCACCGTTACGGATCAGCGTGGCAGCAGCCACATCGAGCATCTCTTGCGTCAGCTCGGAGGTGGACTGATTCAGCGCCTGACCAGCGGAGCCGGTCTGAATCCATGGGAACTCGTTCACACCGGACGGAATCGTCTCAACCTGAGTGAAGGACGAGTCGGCCACAGCCTTGATCGAGAACTTGGCGAAGGTGTTCTGATAGCGGGTTTCCCAAGAACGCTGCGCGCGGATGGAGAGCTTCTCCAAGTACACACGCAAGAACGCCTCGACGCGATGGTCGAAGGTCAGATCGTCCTTACACAGGAGCGGACCTTTGAGGGCGAAACGCTCAGGACCCCAGGTGACGGCATTGTAGCCGACCGGAACGTCATTGTAGGTGACATCGCAAGCGCCGCCGTTGCTGCCGGGATTGCCGCTGGCGAGCGTGATGGACGACCACTCCTCAGCCGCAGTCGGCTCGATGGAGGTGGTGGTGAACGAGGTCTGGGTCAGACCAGTACCCTGAGGATACTCGCCGCGCTCAATCATGTTGAGCCACATCGAGCGGTACGAGGCGCGTTTATAAACGTCCTGCGCGAGCGACTCAGTAGCCACCGCGAAGGCGTTGAAGACATTAGGACAAGCCATGAGATTATGAAATTAACCGACGTTATCTGCGTTATGGTTGGCCATCCATCCACCACACGGTGGCTGATTATCCAACCTGCTACATGCGGAGTGTCATTGCCGCTTAGACGGTTTTGCGATGGCTGACCAAGCCTCCGCATTGCTTAAGGTCGTTACGCGCACTGACGCATAAGGGTGACTAAAGTGTCAATCACAATTAGTAAACTCATCGGTCAGCTCCGACTGCTCCGCCATGTAGCTCTTGTATCCACAGAGTAGGCCAAGTTTATGAGGTTGGATGATATGCTCCTTCGCGATGACTCCACGGAATGTGTACGGACCTGGGAAGGTTCCTGTCATCAGAGCGTAGAAATCCACTCCGTCGGTTTTCGATCCTTTGCGCGCATCGACCAATAGCTTTCCATTGTCATACTTGGTCGTTTTAACATCGATGCGAAATCCCGGTGGTGGCGGGACAAGCGCGTCATAGAGCGGATGCGGAGGATTACGATCCGTATCCAGATCAGGATAAACATTGAACAGCTTGCAGAAAGCCAGCTCGCCGCAGATTCCCTCAAGATCGACCGTATGCGGATCTTCCGCGCTGATCTTTAGGTTCACCACGTTGAAATATCGATTCTTACCATTTCGATTCTTGGCTACGAAATGGGCGAGCTTACGCTCCGCTGTTGAGAGAGAAATACTTTGACCAATTTTGATTTTATTTAGCATGGTCAAAAAGGCGGAAAATTTTTGAGGGGGGTATCGTAAACGAAGCCCACCCGCAAAAGGGGGGCCACCCTGCCAGTCAAAAAGTGTGCCAATCCCTAGGAAAAACAATCCTTTTCTGTCATTAGCTTATCTAATCCAGTCCATTAGACAGCCCGTCTTGTACAATCACTGTTATATTTACTCTTTCCCAGTCTCTCCCGTGACTCGGATTTCTTCGATTCGGTCAGGCATCGAACCCAGCAGATTGATTGAGACGGACGCTTGCTCCCCTTGTTCTGACCAGCCAAACACCAGTGCTGACCGCTTCGCCACGCTTCCAAGGATAGTCTCACGCACGCTTTCGTCCTTGATTCCGTCCAATGCGTAGCTGTCGATGCGTTCCAACGTAGACGCAGCGTCTGCGGCAAGTTTGCTGCGGACTAGTGCGGACAGGCTTTCTAGGGATTGAGTCTCTTTAGTGGAAACTATGTCACGCATCCCCTTCCTAAACTTCGTCCAATCGTCCCGTGAAGCTTTAGACTGCAGAGTTGACTGAACTATTCCCGTTTCGTCTGAAATCGCTTTCCACGACTTTCCGGCCAAGTACAAAGTCTTAGCCTTTTCCCATTGCTTCTCTTTCATGCCAAGTACCTTGCAACGCTAGGTAGCCTTTCGCAATCCTTCCTTTTCGCTCCCTTTCGCTTCACCAGTCGTTCCGCTCTCAAAATTTTTCCCCCGTTTTCCCCAGCAAATCCCCACGTTTTCCCCTATCGAAAAAAAGTTTGGAAAAGTTTATTGACGCCGTTTTCCGGTTCGCCTAGCCTAGCGGCCCACGGTTGAATTTTAAATCGAACGCATGAAAACACTCCAGATTGAGAAAACCCCGTCAGGTCAATTCCGATACCGCATCGTCCGACACTTCGAAGACTTGGCGAAGACTTGCGTCATCGTCGTTGACTGGGAATTCGGCCCATTCAACCGCGAAGAGACGATTGAGCAAGCCAAGGAGCGGTTCTCTTTCGATGAAATCCAATCCCTTTGAATCAATGAAACGCTCAACCCTCAAACGACTGGCCCTTGCCGCCCTTGTTGTCGCCCTTGTCGCCCTTGTCGCCTTCCTAGAAAGCTCCTTCGGCATCACCCCCAACCATTAAAACCCAATGAATGTTCACCTAACCCTCAAATCTTCAAACGTCAAAACCGGACCTATTCCGGTTTCAACATCATCGGCCGTCACATGCAGCGACGCATGCCCTTTCAAGAAAGACGGTTGCTATGCTGACTCCGGTCCGCTTGCGTTGCATTGGTCAAAAGTGACAAGCGGACAGCGCGGTTTTGATTGGTCCGCCTTCCTTGCCAAAGTCCGATCCTTTCCAGCTGGTCAATTGTGGCGTCATAACCAAGCCGGTGACTTGCCGGGTGTTGGTGACAACATTGACGCAACCGCACTAGATGAGCTTGCAACCGCCAATGTCGGCAAGCGCGGTTTTACCTATACCCACAAGCCGTTGACGCCCGATAATCTGTCCGCATTACGGTCCGCCAATGAACGCGGTTTTGTTGTCAATCTGTCCGCCAATTCGGTGTCGCATGCCGACCAATTGGTCAAACTAGGCCTTCCGGTTGCGGCCGTTGTCCCACAGGACAGCGCGGACCGTTTCACGACACCCGAAGGAAACCGCGTGGTTATCTGTCCAGCCCAACGCGTTGACAACCTATCGTGTGACAAGTGCCGCCTATGCGCCAAAGGCAACCGTGGCTTCATTGTCGGTTTCAAACCGCACGGCACGGGTGCAAAGCGGGTGCAACGCATCACAACGGCCGGAAATTGACGGTCCGCTTCAATCTATCGGCCGTCGGTAGGTTGACGCGTCTCTTCAATCTCAATCAATCAAAACTCAATCAATCAATCCAATGATCAACCGATATCCCGGACAATGCGTCCAATGCCACGAATACGTCCCGACCGGCCTTGGCACTGTCTCAAAACGCAATCGCGCATGGCGCATAGACTGCAACGCATGCACCGGCCGCATGCCCGAAAACTCCGGCCTTGTGTGCGTCAAACTCTCCTCCGGCTGGACGGGAACGCGCAATGCGCGCGGCCGTTGTGAAGACGCGCCGTGCTGCGGGTGCTGCACTTTCTAAGCCTCAATCCACTCAATCAAACACGAACAAAACACCATGTCCAATATCCCGCTTGTCCCTTTCCTACGTTTGCGCGCGTGCGAAGAACCTTTTGTCATGCACGGCCGCCGTTGGTTATTTGTCACCTGTCTGCGCGCGGACGG